ACAAACGAACACAATGTATCATTTAATGATTTAACAGTCGATACCGCAGGGCTTCAGGCATTAACGCACGCAGGTATTAAAACAGCAACAGAAATTGGAGTGGCAGCAGGAGCAAAGATTTATGTAGGAAGACGCGTTTTATGGAATGTAGCAAAAATCAGAAAATATCTGGACGAAATTTCTGAATAAGGTGGTGATTCTATGGGAGTATACGAAAACCTGTTGTCGGGTAAAGATAATGTACGAAGAATAAAAGACGTTAAATGTTCGCTGAAGGAGTTGGAAGAATGAGCGAGTATCCAAGCATGTACGATGCCGCCATTGAGTACGCAAAAAAAGGATTTGCTGTTTTTCCATTGAAATATCGTGATAAGGTACCACTTACCAGAAATGGATGCAAGGATGCCACGACTGACGCAGCTCAGATAAAAGCCTGGTGGCAGAAATACCCAAATGCAAACATAGGTCTCGCGACTGGCTCGGTTAGTCAGAATGTATTTGTAATTGATTTAGACATTGATGAAGATCGCGGAATAGATGGATACCATTCACTTGAAGATTGGCAGCGCGAGCACGGAGATTTCCCGGAAACATGGACGGCTATCACGGGGCGTGGCGGATATCACATGTATTTCCGTGGTGATGGAAAAATAAAGAACCGTGTCGGTATCATTGATGGTGTAGATATCCGTGGAAATGGCGGGTATGTAGTAGCTCCTCCATCAATACATAAGAATGGCAATCGGTATGAATGGGAATATTCACCGGATGAATTTGAAATTGCAAAGGCCGATAACAATGTAGAATACTTCTTGAACCATGACGATCAGAAACAAGGCGCAGCTTTTACCATGCCAAATATCGTGGCAGCAGGACAAAGAAATCAGATGCTTTTTCGTTTTGCGTGCATGATGCAGGCAAAAGGCGCGTCCGATCAGTCGGTCTTTGCTGCAACTATGGCAGAAAATGAATCATCCTGCTCGCCGCCGCTGACCGAACAAGAGGTCAGGATCATTGTATCGAGTGCTACTAAATATGATAAGGGAAAGCCTATTCATATAGATTCTGAAGGAGTTGCTACACGAGAAAACAAAGATGATGTTATTGGAAATCCGGAATGGGTTCTTAACTTCCTTGATTGTAACCATGATAAAGATGGGAATATAAAAAGTGTAAAACAATTTGTACATAATTTTGAAATCGTTATGGATAAAGATGACCGCTTTGCTGGGAAAATACGGTTTAATGAATTTGCACAGCAACTTTATTTGTGTGGTAATGTGCCTTGGGAAAAAGAGGACAATTGTAGAGCTTGGAGTAGTCATGATGATTCAGCCCTGTTTTCACTGATACAGGCTGACTATGGGCTTAAAAGCCGACAGGACTTTGCAGATGCATTGAAAAATGTTTCTATGCGTAATAAGTTCCATCCGGTAAGAGAATTGCTGGATTCCCTTACATGGGATGGAAAAGAGCATATAAGAAGCCTGCTGCCGGAGTATCTTGGGTCAGAGGATTCAGATTATACATACCAGGTAATGCGCTTATGGATGTTAGGAGCTGTTTCAAGAGTGTATAAACCCGGAAGTAAATTTGATTATACTATGATTTTACAGGGCTCACAGGGAATTGGCAAGAGTACATTTTTAAAGCAACTGGCAATGGATGATTCTTGGTTTAATGATTCCCTGGATAGTTTGGATTCAGACAAGGCGGTGCAGTCCCTTACAGGATCATGGATCATTGAGCTCGCTGAATTAAAGTCACTGGCTCGGACGGCTGGAGGCGTTGAGAGTGTAAAAAGGTTTTTGACCGCAACGCAGGATAAATATAGGATTCCTTATGAGCGGCGGGCAGACACATTTTACAGACAGTGTGTATTCGCCGGAACTACCAATAAAGATGATTTCCTACAGGATGAAACGGGAAATAGGCGTTTCCTAATTGTCCAGACAGGCGTTAAGAAACCATCAAAAAGTCTTTTTGTGCCAGAGATTATGGATACAATCAAGCAGGCTTGGGCGGAGGTTGTGAATATTTGGAAAAATGAGAAACCACAACTGCTACTTCCAGAATCATGTATGCAGGAGGCAAAGGAGCTTCAAGAGGCAAATATGGCGGATGATGGCAAGCGAGGGATTATTCAGGAGTACTTGGAAGGTAAAACACAGGTATGTGCTAGGGAGATATGGGAAAAGGCATTAGGGGAAAATGTATCACCTAGAAAATATCAGATTACAGAGATTAATGATATTATTGCTAAAGTGCCAGGCTGGAAAAAACTGAAGAGTCCGCGTAATTTTGAAGGATATGGTAAACAGCGCGGATTCCAAAAAACGGTGCTACAAACTGAGAATGAAAAGGCTACAAACTTTTCTGAGTTTGTTCCAATATCACGGCAAGAACAGATGGAAATACCATTTGATTGAAAGCTTAAAGAAGAATGTAGCTGACTTTGTAGTTAGATTGTAGCTTGCTTAAACCCAGTATTTACAAGGCTTTCTACAATAACTACAAAGACTACATTATATCAAAAGAATTATATAAATATAAGAATATAGGTATAAAAGAGTATATATATAACTTTAAACTTTTTGGGAAGATTGTAGCTGTTGTTTTTGTAGCTTTGGTAGCTACGAATTTTATAGGCGGTAATCCGCCAGAAAGGACAATAATTATGAAAATAATGACACAGGATAAAACACGAGTTTTAAATTTCAAAATGACGTATATCAGTTACGTAAGTAAGAACCGTATTTGTGAGGGTGATTTTGGTATTGCGGAATATGCAAGTCCAGAACGCGCGAAAGAAGTGTTGAATGATATGTTTTAAAAGTATGCAGCAGGAGAAAAAGCGTATATCATGCCGGAGGAGTAACCAGTGAACGATAAAGAAGAATTAAAGCAGATATATGACATCTTCACGGACTGCTGGAGGTTATACAAAAAGCTGTATCCTCCGGGCAGACCTGAAGACGATGTATACTGGCAGGGAGTGGTGAAAGAGATAGAAGTATTACGGAAGAATCATCATCATTCCCGGTTGTGTGAGGACCTTCTTTTAGCAGTAGCAAAAGATCTGGAAAACAAAGCCAAAAGAAATAATCCGGTTGCCAGTATAAAAAAGTAATAATATGGGATTATTGCCATTAAAGATCATATCACGATATGGAAAATGGCGCAAACTGTGGTAAACATGTACCACAACTGTGGTCAGGTTTGATGGTAAAATATATATAACAGGTAATATTTCATTGTTGCGGAGGTGGTTTTGTTGGTAGTTATTGGTCTTTTGTTATTTGTGATTGTATGTGAGCTGGCAGCGATTTATGACAGACAGAATGGAGGTAAGTGACATGGGAAGAAAGAAACAGATTTCAGATCAGAGACGTTTATACACGGAAAGAATGAGGTTGCAGAAGGGGGTATTTAGTTCTCTGTCTAATGCGGCTGGACATATCGGAGAGCTTTATGCGGATTTCGTTCAAAGTGATGAGGTACGTAATTCCATGAAAGCTACAGCGGATAAAGCAATTGAATGCATGGATAATATCAAAGAACTTAACGAGCTGGAAGAACAGCTGAAAGCAGAAGAGCAGGAAAGCGAGGATGAGGATTAATGGAGAAAGTAGTAGTTCAGACCGGTGCGAAGACATACCAGATTACTGATCAAGACGGAAATGATCTGGGCGTGTTCAGATTTATTCCTTCAGATGCAGGTATTTTAAAGAGGTATAAAGAGGCAGCAGCGTTTTTTACTGGAATCAATGACAAAATCAAGGACAAAGACTTCGAGGAAATTCTTCCAGATCTGGAAAAGGAAGCCGGGGAGAAGATTGATCTGTTGTTTGGTGCTCCTGTATCAGAGAGCTTCTTCAAGATTACCAGTCCGTTTACAGTCCTGGAAAGCGGAGAGACCTTTGCAGAGCAGATTATCACTGTAATTGGTGGAATCATCGAAAAAGAGCTGGATGCAAGGGAAAAGGCGCAGCAGAAAAGGATAAAAAAGTATACTGACAAATACGCAAAGAAAGAAGTAGCCGAAGCGTAGCTACATAACAGGGCTGTCCTGGTAACGGGATGGTCCTGAGTATATAACGGCATTGGAAACAGGATTCAGTGCCCGAACCTCAAATAGTTTGGAGGCAGATATAACATGGCAGATGGTTCAATTATCATTGATACCAGGATAGATACCGGCGGTGTGTCGAAAGGAATGAACGCTGTAAAGGCTGGAATGACCAGGATATCCGCGCAGGTATCGAAGATGGGTGATTCAGCAAAAAGTTCTTTCCAGAGGCAGATAACAGCGATAACGGACCTGTATCAGAGCTACGAGAAGCAGGAACGTAAAGTATCAGAGCTAAAATCAAAGCTTGAAGAACTGAGCAAGGTCAGAATCGAGACGGAAGAATATAAAAAGCTCAAAGACGATATAAAAGATCTGGAAGATGAGTTTGAAAAGGTTGAGACAAAACAGCGTGAATGGCTGGATATGGGATTTTCAATAAATTCTGCGCCGCTGAAGAAACTTGACGAACAGATGGACGACATCTGGGCGGATATTGACAGGCTACAGCGAAAGCAAAAAGAGATGCAGACGACCGGAAGGGCCTATGTGGATTCTACATCGACAGATGCGTATAAAAGCACAGCTGAGAAGTACAATGTGGAATCGCAGAAGCTGGAGCACATAAATGGAAGGCTGTACTCTTCATACAATAAACTGAAGAATAAGGTTGAGGAATACTGGCAGAAAAATAGCCGACTTGTGCAGGTAATGCAGAATTTGCAGAAAGCTGCTGCTCGTGTAGGTATGGTTGTGAAGAATATGGGTTCCGCATTAAGAAGTGCTGGTTCTGCTATCAAGAGCATGGTTTCAGCGATGAAAAAGGCTGTAGAAAACATGTTTAATCTGAACAAGCAGACGGACCGGTCGAGAATGAGCCTTTCCCGGATGTTGGGAATGTCGTTGCTGTTTTCAGGGGTATTCCGGGCGATAAGTGCTGTCAGTGATGGTGTGAAGACCGGATTTGAAAATCTGGCACAGTATTCTAACAGTACCAATTCAGCAATCTCCTCTTTAATGGCCAGCATGACGAGGCTGAAGAACTCGTTTGCTACAGCATTTGCACCTGTCCTCACGGTGGTAGCTCCGATCATGTCAAGATTTATTGATATGATATCACGTGCAATTACTTATGTGGGAATGTTTGCAGCAGCATTAACCGGGCAGGATACTTTTGTAAAAGCCGTTGGAGTGCAGGAAGATTATGCGGCAGGACTGGAAAAGACTTCAAAAAATACGAATCAGGCAGCTAAAAATACCAAGAAGGCCAATAAAGAAACAGAAGGATATCTTTCTGCTCTTGATGAGATCCAACGGTATACATCGAATAAAAATGATGATTCGGCAGCAGATGGAAATGGCATAGGAGATACCGGAGGGTATACAGCACCTACACCGGCACAGATGTTTAAGAAGGTTCCTGTTGCTAATTCAATCAAAGGAATTGCGGATAAGATTAAGAAATTAATCAAATCGGAAGACTGGGAAGGCCTTGGGAAATATATTGCCAGTGGAATAAATAAGGGACTTAAGAAAGTCTATGAAGCAATCAGCTGGAAAAAGGTCGGTCCAAAGATAACAAGATTCTGTGATGCTTTTACCCGAACATTTAACAGCCTGGTTGATAATGTAGACTGGAAATTATTAGGACGGACTGTCGGCGCGGGAATCAATACGATTGTCAATACCTTAAACCTGCTGATAACAGGAATAGACTGGAAAAATCTGGGAAAGAAATTCGCAGAAGGAATTACCGGACTAGTAAAAGAAGTCAACTGGAATAATCTGGGGCAGCTCATAGCAAACCGGTTCATGATTACCTGGGATATCTTTAATGGAATGGTACATAATCTGCCATTTTCAGAAATCGGAAAAGCGATAGCGGATGGTCTTAATGGAATCTGTTCAAGGATTTCTTTCCGTGAGATAGCGGATACGCTAGCAACTGGCCTGAATGGAGCATTTACCACATTGTACAGCTTTACCCGGCGATTTGACTGGACAGGTCTGGTAAATAACATTGCCGGAGGAATTAATACCTTTATTTCAGAGTTTGACTGGAAGAATAATGGGCGCAAACTGGAAGCTTTCCTGAATAGCTTATGCAGTTCACTGGTTGATATGGCAGAAAAAACAGACTGGGAGGCTTTGGGCCAGGGAATTGGTGAGATGCTGGGACAGATCAACTGGGTGAAGCATCTGAAACAGGTAATAACTGCGATTACCCGGACACTGGGTGGTTTGTTCGATGGTTTGGAGGCAAGCGGAACCGCAGGGAAAATAGCTGCTTTTTTGGGTAAGGCGTTTATCGCGGTAAAGATTGCGGATATAACGGGCATTGGAAGCCTGGTAAAATTCCTTGTTACCACTATTGGAAAGAAGCTGATTACAGAGGAATCAGTACAGGCATTAGCGGGAAATATTTCTAATCTGACCAATGGTGCACTTGCTGGATCTACATCCGGCATTGCTACATTTGCATCTTCTTTGGGCTCTTTAGTTGGGACTGCCGGTGCAATTACACTGGTCACTGCCGGAACGGTTATGCTTACGAAGAAAATTGCTGAGTTAGTAGAAACTGCGCAGGGCGGAAACGGAATTTTAACTCAGACAGGTGGATACTTACATGATTATGCTGGCAAGATGGGCGAAGCTCATACAATTACAAACAAACAGGTAGAAGAACTGTGGGCTTTAGTAGAAGCAGATGAGACTGCCGGTAAGTCAAACAGTGAGATGTATGACAGCATGGTTCAGAAATTGGGTGAATATGGCGTATCGGCTGAGAAAGCAACGCAGATCCTTGAGCAATATGGAGCGCAAGCCGGAGTGTCAAGTGCATTTGTTGAAGAAATGACAGGTAAGGTGCAAGCTCTGGGAAAAGGTTTTTCTGAAAGCTCTTCCACAATAGATACATCTTCAATAACTGTGAAAGAATCAATAAAAGGAATCAGAAGTGTACTATATGATCTCAGCGTATCTTCTAGTAAGTATGCAGGAACATACAGAGGTGTTTTAGAAGTATTTAATAATACAAGCGGATCAGCGGCCAATGCGCAGGATGCTTTTAATATTGTCTATAATGCCTTGAAAGAAGCAGGAGTCCCATTGGATGAGCTGAATAAAAAACTGGCACAGGAGTTTCCTTCCGCAGCTCAGGCGACAAAAAGCAGTGTTGATTCTAGTATTGTTGAGGCTCAGAAGACAGTAAGTAGTTCAACTGGAAAAATGAAAACGGATGCGGAGACTAATCTTGCAGGAGTAAAGAAAGCAGCAGAGGATGCTTCTGGAGGTGTGAATACAACCACAGTGACAAACTGGGGGAATTCGGCATCGGAAGTAAAGAAAAATCTGGATAAAATGAAGCAGATTGCCAATTTAAAGCTTGGCGAGATGCAGAAGACTGTGGAGAGCCATTTTTCAGGTCAGTATAACACAATGACTAAGAAATGGGAAAAGGCTTGCGAGAGAATTGGCCAGTTGATAACTCAGATGGTGCGTAGTACAAAGGATAGTTTAAACGGACTTGCCAGAAATATGAATACGATTGGAAATGAGATGAGCAATAATCTGATTAATGGGATTTCCGGGGCAGTAACAGGAATCGCAGGGATTCTGAATGAAGTAGTTAGTAAGGTTAACAGCACAATCGGCAATGTTAATTCTTCTCTTTCCGGTATTGAGAAGGCATTTACATTTTCTTACGATGTTACAACCCCTGATGGGAAGCGGAGATGGGGTAAATACTCAATGAATTTACCAAGAGTCAATACGGTTCCGTATCTGGCAAAAGGTGCAGTTATTCCACCTCGAAGTGAGTTCCTTGCGGTCTTAGGAGATCAGAAGCAGGGTAACAACATCGAGACACCGGAGGCTCTGCTCAGAAAGATCGTCCGGGAAGAAACAGCAGGACGACAGACTGGCGGTGGAAGTTACCGATTTACGGCACAGATCAATCGCAGGACACTGTTTGACGAGATGATGAAAGAAGCGCAAATGAGACGAGATACAAGCGGCAGAAACCCGTTTGAGATGGCATAGAATAATTCCCTGTCATGCAGAAAGTGTGGCAGGGGAAATACAGGGAGGATTCAATGCTTACAAGAGAAGCGACTTATGAAGATTATGGATTTTCAGAAGATGAAGATAAAAGATTGGGTGAATTTTGCAAGAATCTTGAGATGCGGGATAAGATATTGCTGTTGCAGTGCGCAGCGGAGGTATATCCGAACATTGTTGACGAATTATACTGCTGTATCGTAATTGGAATGAGCTATGACAAGATGAACAAAAAGAAGTTTGTTGCGCTTGATCGTAAAGATTTTTATGCGTACCGGAAGAAAACGTTGGCTGTGTTCCGGGCGGCATTACAGGCATGTAATAGATATCCGTTTTAAAGGTTAGAGTAGAACCTGTCAAAACCGTTTGTTTTTATGTATTGGAAAATATCATTGATTAGTTAGGGGTGATTACTATGGCAAAAGGTATATCAGCAGAAGCACGTGAGGACATATTAGTACAGGCATTTTTAACGTGTCCAAATATAAGTGAGATATCCAAAAAGACGAAGATTCCCAGACCTACAATTTATACTGTGATTCATTCAGACAGCTTCCAGCGTAAGTATTCTGAGGCAAGAAACGAGGCCGTAACAGGAGCGATTGCATACCTGCAGGGAAAACTTGGAGAATGTGCAGCAGTGTTGGTCAATACGGCTACTGATACGGAAGTGCCGGCACAGATCAGAGTGAACGCGGCTAATGCAGCATTGTCACAGTGCTCTCAGTGGACAAAGAATGTAGATATGATTGAACGTCTGGAAGCTATGGAAGAATTGATGTCACGAGTAGAACAGGAACAGAAATTACAGAAGAGAAAAAAATAATAGAGACATGAATTGTATAAGCTTGATTTGGTAGAAAGGAATATTAAATGCCGAGAAGAAATAAGCGTGTAACAATAAGAGCTACGAGTGTGCCGGAACTGCATCAGTGGCTGAGAGCTTGCAAAAGGGAAAATGCCAGAAAGAAATCACAGGGGCATAGTGGGACGAAGAAACAGACAAAGGATTTGCATATTTAAAGGCGGTGGTGAATTATGGGAAGTCCGTTGATTAAAAGGCTTGATGCTTTATACCAAAGAGCTCAGATGGTAATGAAAGTGCAGGCGGATCATGCTCCGTTTGTATCCATTGCTCCATGGAGTTTTATGAAGAATGAATGTATCGTGAAATATTATCCAGAGGGACATTATCAGAAACCAGAGCAGATAACAACTACACTTCATGATGCATTAATGATAGCTCAATATTATTACGAATGTGGGGTGTATGTTCAATTTACAATGAGCCTGTGTATAGAGTGGCTGTTCCTGTATGTGCGTGATGATCCCCGGTATTCTCCGCCACAACAGAAGTCATGGTATACAAAGAATGTTGAAGAATATCCAGAAATAAAAACTATGTTGGAGAGTGAACAGCGATTTGAAATTATTGGAGCATTGCGAAGAATGCCTCAGAATTTTCTTTTTAAGGGATTACCTGATGATATTAAAGATGATTACAAATTGATGGATTTTTAGACAAAAAATGTCGGGAGTATGGGGATTCGTTGACACGATAATGCGCACGTAAAAGAGTTTAATGACACGATTACGCGCGCATAGATATTCGGAGATTTCGGAGGCCCTAAAAAATATCTTACACCTTAAAATGCAGGGGATGATTTCGAAACGAACTCCGAGCGAACTTCGAGAAATGACCTTTTAGGTATCATCGAACCGAGAGCGAACCGTGAGAAATCAAGCAACAGACGAACAAAACAAAAAGGAGATTTTTATGGATGGATGTAATGAAAATGTAATTGAATTTATGACCAATGATATCAGAGCAACTTTATCATTCTCGCAGGGTCGGTATAAGTCTGTAATCCGTAAGCTGGCAGAGAAGCACCCTGAAGATTGCCAGATCATTGCGGATAACGAGGACGGAAGCATTTGTGCTCATGTTCCAGTATCCTGGCTTCGGATTTCTCCACCAAGGCAGTACACAGAGGAACAGCGGCAGCAGATGGGAGAGCAAATAAAAAGGCTAAATGATCCGATAAAACAGTAGAAGCGGTGATGCTGGCAGTTAATAAAAATCCTGCTGCCGAACCTACGGTTCAATAAAGAATCTATTATGAGAAATACGGTCAGGCGCTATTGCTGATTTTTCAGTGTTACTCCAATCGAAGCCGTGAGGAAGCCGTGAAAAATGGAAGTAAAACGGCGAGAACCGGGAGTGCTTGAACTGTCGATTAACAGTCGATATATTTGATCGAAGCGGTGAGGAAGTGGTGAGAAATTAATAAATTGATGGAACAAGATGGTATTTTTGGATATAGCTAAAGAAAGGCGTACAGATGAACGAACTTGTTTATTTAAAGAATGATGAAGCTGTGTGTGATAGTTTGCAGGTGGCCGAGAAGTTTGGAAAGAGGCATGACAAGCTGATAGCCGAAATAAGAAGAATGTATGGAGAGTTGATAGGAAAAAGAGGTGTCCAAAATGGTGGAGCGAAATTTTTCTTCGAATCAACTTACGAGAATCGTGGAAAACGATATCCTATGTTTTTAATGACGAGAGATGGCTTTTCATTGTTGGTAATGGGTTTTACCGGGAAAGAGGCTCTTGAATGGAAATTGCAGTATATCCGGGCATTTAATCAGATGGAGAACTTTATCCGTGAGAAATCTACTCAAATGTGGATTGAAACCCGGAAGGCAGGAAAGCTTACCAGAAAGGCAGAGACGGATACGATTCAGAAACTTGTTGAGTATGCAAAGGGGCAGGGAAGCAGTCATGCAGAAATGCTTTATATGACTTATACCAGACTGGCAAATAAAATGGCAGGAATCAATAAAAGGGACGAAGCTACGGTGATGCAGCTTAATAACTTATCTTTAATGGAAAATATCATTTTGCATGAGGTTGATCTGGGAATTATGCAAGGGAAGCATTATCAGGGAATATACAGGGATTGTAAGAAACGACTTGAAGCGGTGAAAGATTTGGCATACCTCGAAGCGGTATAAGAAGAAAATAGGGATAGTAAGAGATATGGGTGATTTGCAACGGGAAATTGACAAATTCCGGAAGCTGGCATATAATATACTTATCAAGACAGCCAGTAAGGGAAGTCAAGGTTCCCCGTCCTGGCAAATATGTTTAGCTAAGATTTAGCCGCCTATTCTTTACCAGAGAGCAGGGCGGCTATTTCTTATGTGTGTATGTAAGGATAGATACAATTAAGCTGGCTGTCGTCAGGATTATCATAAATATCTCGTAATCGCTCATAAGCATCCCCTCCTGTCAAGGCTCAGGACCAGGGAACCACAGCCGCTCTACTGGCTGCCTGGATAAATATACTATATTTGATTTCTACGCTGGGCTTCTTTGATTCGTTGCTGTATTAATTGAATGTTTAAGTCATCCCAATAATTGATGTATACAAGAGTTATATGATTTTCAATGCTGAGTTTGAGTTTCTGCTTGTCGCGCCATTGTTGTTTTTCAAAGCCATCTTTTCCACCGAAAAAATCAATAGGTTCAAAATGTTGCTTCCCCTGATATTCAAAAGCTAGATGAAGACTTGGTATAAAAACGTCATAACTCAATTGACTGTTTCCTTGTTTTAAGAAATCGGCACGATATTGATAGTAAACAGGTTTTTTAGGAAACATTTGGGTTATTAATTGAAACATAAGTTGCTCTGATTTCCATTTGTTTTCTGGAATTGAATATTCATATAAATCAATATCTGCATACATTCCCTTTTCAATGGATTTTAATAATTCTACATCATTATAAGATTTCATATATGCAGTGAGCCAGCAAAATGACATTCCTTTTTCTTCGATACCGAGTTTTCCATTTCCTAAATTTTTCTTTCTCCATGAAATATCAAAAGTACCATTCAAACGACCAGTTAAAACAGTATGCATATCGGAATTAAAAGTAAATAAATATTTTAATCCTGCCCAGGTATTGAAGTGTTTTGGGTTAGAGCATGTAACGCATGCAAACAAGAGATCTGAACCAATGTCATATATTTTTTTTAAAGTTTGTTTCGCATTGGTATGACAAATTGCAATCCCATGATAAGGCTCTTCTTTAAGATCGAATAGTGCATAAGAATACGGAATTCCCTCCCATTTGTTGTATAAATCATTTATTTGTAGATTAGGAAACGCAGTGTTAATTAGTTCATACTTACTTATGTGATATGGATTTGAATAGCCCAAAATACCATTAAATCCCCAGTAAGAGCACAAGGGAATTGTGCGAGTGTATTTTTTTATTCCGAAATCATAATG